AACTCGTCTGTTGGACCTTTTTCTACTATAACCGTATCGCCAGCAGCGTGTAAATAGAAAGTTCCTAAAGTAGTTCCACCACCAGTTTCTTTTACGGTAATTGTATTTGTTCCAGCAGTAGCAGTTATTCTTACAAAGTGAGCTTGACCGATGTCATTATCGGCTAAAGTACCTGCAACTAAAGCGCCTTTACTTATAAATGTTTGTGTCATTTGTTTTTTACCTTCTTAAAATTGTTAAAGTTTCCTTATCAAAATATTTCATAAGGTCACCGATTTTTACCTTAAATTTTTGTGCAGCCTTTTTAACATTAAGTTCAAAGTCTGCAATAACATCAGCGTCATCATCAGCATTACGAAATATTTGGTCTACTGCTCGTTTCATTCTAGGCGCTAATTTATTATATTGCCTAGTACGCTTATAATCGTTTCCGTCAGTAATAATTTCTTCTTTAAAATTACTAAGCGTTTTCATCACTTGGAGCCTCAGCTTCAGGAGTAGGTTGTATAATAGTTTTCGCCACATCAACTTTCCTATCATCTAAGCTTGAGCTAACCTTATCTGCTAAAGCATTTTTAATTGCTTGTTGAGCAGAATCGTTATCTCCTTTATCAAGTGAATCTACAAATTTTTTAATTTCATCTTTACTCATTGTTATTATTTATATCCTCTTCTCCGTTATTTTGTACAGGATTCTCTTGTTCCTGTGGTTTCTCTACTGCAATTTGTTTATCTTGTTTTTCAATATCTAAATCGGTTTGTCTTAATATGTTTGTTCTTACATATTCATTAGAGAAATACTTACCAATATAAGGTTCTACTTCTCTTACTAGATTAACCCTTTCTCTCATTATTTCAGAATTTTTTAATTCTGCAAAGAATCCATCTTGTAAAAATGAATAAGTAATTTGTTGTTGTAAAACATCCCATTCTTCAATTGAAATAATACCTTTTAAAACTAATTGAGTTTTCAATAGGTCGTGGAATAACATTGTAAATTTCTTTCTTAATCTGCCTACAAATTTAGTAAATTTTAATTCATCTCTACTAATTTCAGCTGCACGACCAAGATTAAAACCTTGTCCACTTTCTAATCTACTGATTGGTACATTTAAAGAACGATAGAGTTTTTGTCTAAAATATTCTATGTCTGCAATCTCACCTAAATTTTGACCACCAGCCAAAGTAGTGATTTCAGTTCCTCTACCACCTTCTCTACGAGGTAACCAGAAGTCCTCCAACATAGACATATAATTTCTATCATCTCTTATTTCACCTGTACTTGCGTCATATACAAGTTTGTTTCTATATCTGGACATAATATCTCTTAAATATTGTTCCGCTTTGATTTTAGGTAAATTACCTACATCAATATAGAAAATTCTTCTTTCAGGTGCTCTTGCTATTCTGTATATAACAACAGCATCCTCAATCATACGCAATTGATTAACTGGTTTAATCGCCTTATGTAAATAAGATAGGACCATATTTTTAGTTTGGTCAACTAAACCTGATGGACAATACATTATTGAATCAGGTGCGATTTTAATACCCCCAACATTACTAGCGGCTGTTGGGTGTATTCCTTTTTCGTTGAATAAGTAAAACTCATTGAATTTTCCTGCAGCCGTAAATGGCATACCAGGAACAGGCATCGGAACGCCTTTCTTCATCTCACGCACTTTTTTAATTTTGCGTGGATCAACGTATCTTAATTCTGTTATTCCTAATCTGGGAGATTCTGCGTCTATGATTTTATGATAATATAATCTACCATCAACATACCATCGTCTAAAAATGTCGTGGCCTTTAATATCAAATTGTAATAATAATAATACTTCTCTAAAAGATTGTCTAATTTTTTCTTTTATCTGATTACTATATTCTACTTTTGTTAAATCTAAAGATACAGATTGTTGGTTTTCGTTTGATGTAATAGCCTCATTAACAATATCCTCCACCGCCATATCACATTCTGGATGTAAAGCGATTTCTCTATATCGTCTTATAAGGTCTAACTCGTTTCTAGCACCTGCGTCAAAACCTCCGTAAGACGCAAAAAACCCACCAGCGGGGACGACTTGTGTGCCGTCATCCGCTGAAGGTGGTACTATATTTTGTCGTGGATCTGATGTAGGCGATTTTAGTCGCTCAATCTTAAATCCAAATAGTTCTGCCATAATTTATTTCTCCAATTCTACTTAATTATTTATGATGATATTAAGTAGTTGTATTTGTTTCAAAGTATTGGTACCTATGAGTAGCAGTAAAACTTTCTACCTCATTGTTAGTTCCATATCCTAACGCAATATCATCTATTGACGCTGGGAACATTCCTCTGAAAGTATATGATTTAATCACATTTCCGTTACGGTCTAATTGGTCAATAAATGCGTCAACTTGATAATCAGCAGGATTAACTAATCCTTCGTTATCTGACATATTATTGATACCATTTAACCATCTTTCGTAGGCATTTCTAATTTTGAAATCTGTATCATTCAAAATAGTAGTCGTCCAAGGTTCAAATGTTCTGTCTCCAGCAACATATAATTGACGACCTCTAAATGGAATTGCAACAGGTTCAACGTTCATTCCTGGAAGAGCAGCTGTGGTACATAAGAAACTCATAGTTTCTGTTTCACCACCAAGACTTGCAAAACCTGGAAAAGGCATTACGACTCTGAATTGATTAGCACGAGCGCCGCCGCCTCTTAACTTACTTTTAAAGTCATTTATATTTGGCATTGTTTATCTCCTTACGCTCCCACTACTTCTTCAAAGGCAACACCTGTACGAGTTGCTACGAATTGTAGGGTTATAAAATTAATAGAACGATTTGGTTTAACGAATATGTCAGCACGGAACTCATTTCTATCAACAACATCGCCAGGGTTATTAGTTTCATCACATACTACTATGAAATCTGTAATACCTCTACGACCTTGTACATCTCTTAAAAAAGGTTCTACCATATTTCTAAATTGCGCTCTTGTAAATTCATCATTGAACTCAAACAATTGGAATTTAGAAGCAGTTGATATTGCCTTCTCTAAAGTAATGAATAATCGTCTAACATTAATTCTGTCAAATGCACTAGGGTTAGATAAACCAGTTTTGTCTCCAAACAGGATCGTTCCTTGACCTGGGAAAGTAGTAACCGGATTAACTCTAGCTTTGTATAATGTATCTCTTTCAGTTTTAATTGGATTGTACGCAAGTTTAACAGCGCCTCTAATAACTCCTCTACTGAAACCAGCAGGTGAGAACCAAGAGTCGTTTGTTAAATCTGTTCTTGCAGCCAAACCAGCAATGTCTCCGTTTAACGGTACCCAACGGAATACATCATTATACTTGTCATAAGTATATTTGTATCCACTATCAAAAACAACATAACTAGATGAACGAATTCCGTCAAAGAATCCTTTTACATTAGTCGTTTGTGTATTTGAGTTAGCAACATTAACAACATCGCTTCTTTCTGGACTAGCAAAAACAACAGCGTCTTTTCTGTTTTCTGCAATAGTAATTAGGTTATCTATGTGAGTAGCATCCCCTTTACCAGCGATTAATAAATTAACATCAACCGTTTCTGCGTCTTGCATTTTTTCATAAGCAGTTTTTAATTGAGCAGTTGAAACTGCTGAACCATCTGCACCACCACTTAAACTATTTGATAACAAAGTAGTTACCGCCGTGTATGTAGTGTTCAGAGCAGCTGAACCCCAATTTGTACCTGCTGAATAATGATCCATCCAATAGATATATTCTGATTTATTATATACCACATTAACATAGTAATTGTCATCTCCTTGAGGAGTTTTTGCGTCAGAAGCTTTTGATACTGAATCATAAACTTCTAAAATCTCTCCAGCTTTGCCAGAGATGTCTCCATCTTCGTCAATTACTACAATGTGCATTTCATCATTGCTTCCGCCTCTATCAGAAACATAACTTGATGTTCCTGGAGCAGCTGCAACTAAATCATAATGTTGCCATCTTCGTCTAACATTTACTCCGTTAGCAATGGCTGTGTGTAGTCCGCCTTGGTTACTTCCGTCGTGTCTGCAAAAAGTGATGTCAGCACCTGCAACCGTAAGGACTCTATATTCATATCCGCCATCTTCTCCAAAGCTTATGATGTCACCAACATTAAAACCAGCGCCACTTGATAAAGTAACTCCTGTGTCTCCGACAGCAATTGAGCCATCTGAAACCGTTGTCTTGTCGATTTCTTCGTAAACCGTTGAGGAAGGACATACAGATACTTTAATATTATTACCCCAAGCACCGCCTGTTCTAGCAGCCCATTCTCCTACGGAGCCTGAACCGTCAGCATAGTTGTCTTGGTAGTCAGTAGTGTTCTTAATTAAAAGACCACTTTCGTTTGCCGTAGCATTCAGCAAACCTGTATTTGTTGCTCGTACAACTTTTAAACTATTACTATATGCTAAGAAACTAGCAGCAGTAAAAAAGTATTCAAAAGTATTCGAATCAGGTTTTCCAAATTGTTCAACCAAATCCTTTTCAGACGAAATTGAAACAACTTCATCTACTGGACCTTGTTTGAATTGCCCTGCGATACCACCTATAGAGGTAGCAACCGATGGGATTACATTTGTTAAATCCTTTTCCTTAACGAGAACGCCTGGTGAAACTTGAAATGCCATATATATGTTCTCCTATTTTTCCTTATTAGCTAATAAGTATCAATTATCTCTACTTCTATTTATCAAATTCTTATCCTAGACCTTTGCGTATATCTACGGGATGCCAGACCTCTCCTTTATCATCTATAATTGTATCTTCTTCAAGTCCATCATTTTTGAACCCAAATGGTGCCATATCTTGTTCTATTGCATTCTTTTGTTCTTCATATAGTCTTGCTCTAACATCTTGGTCTGTTAATTCTTTAAAGT